GCAGGTCGGACCTGAGAGACATCCCACTTAGGAACCTCACCGCTATACAGCAGAGCAATAACCTGACGCAGTGCTTTAGCCCAACCTTCTTTGCTATCTTTTACAATAACTGTCGTGTCACTCTTAAACATTGCGTCTGGTACGTCTGGCAACTTGCTGATGAACTGCCGCTCAACAGAGAAACCAACACCTGTGCCACACAACAAGATGAACATCGCCTCGTCGAAAGACTTAGGGTCATCCACGGGCATGTAACTACAGTTGTAGCCCGCAGTGTTATCACGGTTGAAGGCGGTGCCAGCAGTCATCAAGGCCCGCATAGATGGCATAACCTCAAGGCCAAGGATAGCCGCTTCAATATCCTGAGTGTAACTGTCATTACCCGCAGCGGGGATAACGAGGTTTTCCATGTAACGAGAAACTGTCTCCCCCCAAGTCTCACGGCGACCTTCCTTATCAAGCCAACGTGCATAACGTGACTTGTGAATAAAAGATTGATAGTCAGTTGGAAGGTAGTTATTAGCCATTATTCTTTTTTCCTCGTTGTTGTTTATCTTCTTCAAGCCAGACCATTCGATCAATATCGCACCTATTGATGCCAATATCCTTAAGTTCTGCGTCGGTAAGCCGATTAAGCTCTTTGATAACACGCCTGTGTTCCGCCCGTGTCGTTAAGTAGTTCGTCAATCGCCATAAATAATTCATCGGTTATCCCCTGACCCTTGCAATACACCACGCTTCTGCCGACTTTCTAGTTTACTGACGTTCAATTCGGCTACCTCCTGAAGGGTGCCGCCATAAAGGTTTGCCAGTGCAGCTACATAAAATAGCACATCCCCAAGCTCCTTCATCATGTCTTCTTTGTCTAAGACCGCATTATCACGAAAGCTCTTCTTAAGTTTCTCTGCGACCTCACCAGCTTCCCCAACAAGGCCAAGGGTATTTTCCACTTGACGGGTATAACCCTTCGTTAGGATTTTACCTTCTACCCACTGGCTATAAGCTGCAAATGGGTTGTTTGGAATACCATCAGCATCAAACATCTCGTAATACCCCATGCGGTCTAGGTCATCTGCACTAATCATACTGTTCTCCCGTAAAACTCTGTTGTTGTATTTGGCTCAAGGTAGGCATCAAAGAGATACCAAGCGCAATTATCTTTTCCTACACTCTTACTACCCTCAATCCACTTAACTCTTCCCACACTTACTACCTTAGCGCAATAGGTCATGTAGATAGACGACTGCTTAGTGTGCATCCAGTCTGCGTCAAATAATAACCATGTCGGACATATTTGCATCCAATGCTCCATAAATGGATGTAGTATTTTCCTGTCCCACGGTGGGTTGGTAATACAATAGTCAATCACTCCAGTTCCACCGAGATCAAGATCAAGAGCATTATGGCGAAAGACACTGGGATGTCTAGGTTCAATATCGCAAGCATATAGGCACTCCCCATGTCCATCTGTTAGGTCTTTAATGTGGCTTATTAGCCTTCCGTCCCCCGCACATGGCTCTACATAATCAAATGTGTAAGGTAAGTGCGGGATCAGGGGTTCTACAGCAGCTATTGGTGTTGGATAGTAGTCTCTCTCTACCCTCTCAAAATCACTTCTTTTTCCCATTTGTTTCTTTTGTCCACCCCTCTGGTATAAGTTTGTCAGCATAGAGATAACCATTTTTGTCGCACCAGTCACCATAACTGGTATTTGATCCTTTGCTTATCTTAGCCCTACTATTGCTGAAGACAAACCTAATGTCAAGGTGGGGGTGTTGCTTTTTTACTAGGAGGTGTTTCTTTCTGTCAGCGGCAACAAACCTCCCTTTGCTCTCTACTATCACACCGTTGGGGAGTTCAAAATCAGGTGTGTAGGTTCTAGTCTCGTTAACCTCATACTTGATCTTGAACTCCTCATACTTAAACGGGACCGACAACCCATTTAATTGGTCAGATATACGATCTTCTAGTCCTGACCTATAACCGTGTTTGATACCTCTGGAGGTTTCCACAGTTCGTTGTCGTACCGCCTTAGCCAAAGTAGTCTCCCATTCTCTGTGATACGTTCTATGTCGCCTTCATAAGCCTTGTAGATGACCTCCCACATACTCTGTTCTGTTTTACAACCAGCTAACAACTTCTCAGCTTTCTTAGGTCCGATACCGTGTAGACCCTTGATGTTATCTGCATTGTCGCCCGTTAAGATTTGTGTGTAAAAGAATAACGTCCCCTCTATTGGTGAAACCTTGTACCACTCTTTCCTACCAAAGTTGTAATGCCAACAAGGAAGCTGTAGCATGTCCTTATCAATAGATGCAACGACACACTTATAGTCCAGTGCAGCCGCAGCTTTAGAGATAAGATCATCAGCCTCCTCATTGTCACTCACGATAGCGGAATACTTGTCGATCATACGCTGTCTTGCCACCCCTAAATAAATAGGTTTTTCTGTTGCTGACCTGTTACCCTTGTAGGGGTAAGACTTAGCAATTTCAAAGCGGAAGTTAGTTTTACCTGTTAGAAACGTCTGATACTCGTGTGAGGAAGGGAAAGGAAGGTCAATGGTCTCTTGGATAATAAACTCCACTAGCTCATCAACCTTACTCTCCGCATCCTCTGGCAACAAGTCCTGAGTGGCAAAGGCTGCACGATATGCGATGATGTCACCGTCGATTAGCACTTTGCCTTTACTCATCAGAAACTCCCAAACAAGACAGTGCCATCTGCCTTCTCGAAGCCTACATCAGTCACCCCATCGTAACCCATGCCCCGTGTGGCATCTAGGAACAAACCTGATAGTTGATATAGGTCTTCAATATCGTTACGGCAAAAGGCATATTCTCCGTCAAAACCATCGAAATCTTCCTGACATTCTACCGTGACTGTGATCTTCATGCAACATTATCCATCATAAACAGTTTATCATCTTCACTTGGGGCTGAGTTATCTTCCCATGCAACATGATTTGTGACACCAATAGCAATAAGTCGGACACCTGCACCGTTGGCGTAAGTCTCAAACTGGACTTTAGCCTTTGTGCCGTTACCAAGGCTTCCGTCTTCTTCAAACTTCCACCATGCCTTGTTTTCCACACCATTGGTGAGGTTAACTACCGCTGGCGCTCCACCAAAGTCTACCTCTGTCTCCTTACCATTCTTATCTCGGAATGTCATAACGTGGTCATGCATACGAGTAAGTTTGACATACTTACCAATACCGAAGTCATTCCCCTGCTTGATGCGGTCATTACCCATCGGCTTAGGGTCAAGGCCACCATCAAGAAGCTCTTGAATTTGACTTTCGTCTGTGAAGTAGCCGTTGACTACATATTGTCCGTTGTGCTTTGCTGCTTTCTTAGCTGCGTTGTTCTGGTCGCCACCCATATCACGGTTAGCCTCAAATACCTTAGCGTATTCCAGAACCATGTCCATTGTGTGTTTAGTCATATCGGGTCTTCCTTTGTTTAAGCTGTAGGGTTTACAGCGCTGTGTTGGTACTATACTATAGGGATACAAATCGAATTTTGTAACACTGATTCCCTATATTATTTTGAGCTTTGGTCAGTCTTATTGTTTGTGTTGCAAAAAAGACTCAGTGGATAGATGCATAAGTCTTCCCAAATTGCACATCTGTCCCAAGTGGTACGTTGAGTTTGACCTCTTCGTTTAGTTTGATTGCAGCTTCGTGCATAATCTTCTCTACATTCCCTTCTTCCCCCTCTTTTACCAGAGCAATAATTTCATCGTGGAACTGGCCGACAGATTTAATCCCACTCTCACGACAGATAGAAACCCAAGTGTCAAAACAGAACACCCCAGTCCCTTGGTTCAAAGTGCTGAACCTGTCCTTGTCACTGCGTAGGCTATACCAGAAGCCAGACACAGGGTTCTTTAACCACATACCACCAAATAGCTCACGAGTACGAAGCGTGCTTGAGACCTTCTCAATGGCCCAGTTACGGGACCAGAAGGCGTCCAGTAGGGTCTTAGCCTCTTTCTGCTTCATACCTGTCTCACGGGCCAGTTTAGCGGCTCCTACGCCGTATGTGGCACTATAGTTGACTACCTTGTAGTTCTTGCGTAGTGCCTTCAGTGATCGTTCGCCTGAGTTATGTTTGTCGATGTCCTCTTGCGTGATGACACCAGCGTGTAGTGCCAAGTCAAGGTGTGGGTCAAAACCCTCCTTGCTCATCTGTTCAACATAGTCAGGGTCAAGTGGCTTCATGTAGTGTCGTTTTGTCGTGTCCTCCAAGCTAGTCATGTCAGCACCACCAAGAACGTAACCTTCTGGTGCAATTAGGCACCCACGGATCACATCGCCGTATGGCTTATCTACAGACGGTAGATTGACCAGAGGCTTCATGTGCTTGAAGCGAAACGTGTTGGTAAGCCCTGCCACTGACGCCTGAAGATAACCATCTACATGGCACTCTAGGAACGACCTAAGTATTCCAGCCCTATGAGTAAGAACGGTAAGGCCATCCAGCAGGTCAACAGCAGCATCAACAGAAGCAAGTTGCTTAACGCTACTGCAAAGTTCCCCATCTTTTCTAATTTGTTCAAGTTGTCGTTCATCACCCGTCTCCTTATCCCGCAGGAACTTAAATGTTCGTGGTTGCCACCCTAAAGAGAATAACCAGTCTTTTACCTGATCGTTAGAGTTTGGATTACCCCGTTCCTCCCCAGTCTTAACGACAAAAGATTTAGTTGTTACAGGTTGTTTGTAATCCTTGCACATCTCTACCCACCTTTCTCCATGAGACGAAAGCTCTCCGTCTTTTTTGTACATAACCTTTGGCTGGTTAGCTACACGGGTCAAGGTCTTCTTTGGCATAGCATCCGCCAGTTGCTCTACCTTCTCAGTCTTAAGTGCCATAATGTCATCATAGGCTGCTTGAGCCTTATCTACATCTAGCTTCCACTGTAGTTCTTCCTGCTCTCTCGCACAGTCTAGTTTGAAAGTAAGGTAGTCAATAAGACGTTCCTTATCTGCATCTTCATCCTTGTAGAGACGGCCCAACTTGATCTGGAGATCACGCCACAGACGATTGTTGATCTTAACGTCCTCATTACACCTGTGAGCGTATTCCTGTGGTGTCAGGGTGTTCCAGTCCTTAATGACAGGCTTAGGCACCCCATAGTCCACTCCGTAGCCCTCAAGCCCATGTTTCATACGATCATGGTTGAGATACCAAGACAGAGCTAGTGTGTCGATCAAACGAGCCTTTACCTCAATACCCAATACACGTTCTACCGCAGGAATGTCGAAGCGGATAATGTTGTGGCCTACCAGTGTTTCACTGTTGAGCAATACATACCGCATCTCATCGTAGTCATGGGTGTGCTTAACTTCACCCATATCGTTAGACCAAGACATGACATGAATCTTGGTCAACACATCTAATAGACCATCTGTTTCAATGTCGAATACTGTTGTCACTGAATAACCTCGCTTAGTGTAAATGTTTCTGTGTTAAACCTCATCATCCCTGCACTACCCTCTTCGGAGCAAGGTCGGTTCTTTTCGATAGTGAAGTGTGTAGTATTACGTTCCTGTAGGTCTGTAGATTCTTTGTCACGTTTCAAATCAATGATGACTGATGCCCGCTGCCCGATCATGCGGCAATATTTCATCAGGCCCTCATCGTTAGTATGGGCAATCGTGACTATGCCTACATTTAATTCAGCAGACAGCTTAGATAGTCGCACAGACAAGTCGGCTAACATCTGTTCCTTGCTCTCATCTGACGACCCAACAAGAACATCTTGGATAGGCTCAAAGAACACAAACTTAACACCACAGGCCACAGCAAAGTAACGTATCTGGTCGATCAGGTCGTCAGCACCTTGACCGTCACTCATGTAGAACTGGTAGAAGTTCTCATCAGCAGTCAACTTACCGATAGCCTCAACCACCTGATCCTCAGCACCCTTCTCCTCAATCAAGTCTCTGCGTGTCAGATTGTCGTTGCACACATAAGAAACAAGGCCCAACAAGGAACGTAACTTAGTTTCTTCCAAGTGCCATGCTGCAATGGGGACACCACGCTGTAACATGTTGTACTCTAAAAACCGCATAACTTCCGTCTTACCGATACCTGTTGGCGCTTTAATCACCGTGAAGTGACCTTGCATCAACCCCAAGATTTTATCGTCTAGTGCTTGGATACCTGTAGGAACATACTGATGCTCAGGGGTATCCTTATACAACGACAAGAAGTCCTGTGTACTGTTCATTACGTTCTCAGGTGTGAACTTACGAGCATTCCACCATGCACCCTTGAAGTCCGCAGCCTTGCCAGCCTGTAAGAACTCATTGGCATCTTTGTATGGTCGATGGTCAACACGGTAAACCTTGTTGGGAAACAACTTAGCAACACGATCCGCAAGGGCATTACCCGCATCATCGTTGTCTACCGACAGGACGATCTTATCGAAACTATTAAGCCAGTCCGCACAGTTCTCCCAGAGCTTCTTAGAGGGCGTAGCAGAGGGCAAGGAGACCACAGGGTTGGTGTAGCCACTCTTGAGCATCTGAGCCACTGAGAGGGCGTCTAGTTCACCCTCAGTGATTGTTACCATCTTAGAACTACCAGCGGTAAACAGGTTCATACCAAAGAGTTCGTCACCCTTAAAACCTGCCTTAGCGTAGAAGCCTTTCTCTGACAGCTTACGGACCTTAATTCCGCCGCTGGGGTACACATACTCCTGACGATCATCCCACGTCAGAACTCCATAGTCCTCCATCGTCTTGGTGTTGATGCCACGCATGTTGACATAATTACCGTCTGATACATCTTCGATCAGCTTTGGTGTAAACGACATAAAATCTTCCCCTCCTTTTGTTGGGTATTTCTCTTTCGACCAGTCAAACATATTCCCACTAGACGGGTAACTTCTGTTGCAAGCGTGACACTTACCGAAACCTTCAGTGTTGTAACTGAAGGCATCAGAAGAGCCACACGATTGGTAGGGGCATGGTTGGTGTGCATGTTCAGACATGTGGCTCTCCTTTAGTTTTACTTCATGTTGTTGATTTGTTCACGTTGCTTTCGCATAATATACAAAGCCGCAGTGGTCATATTGCTTACACCACCTTGAAACTTGTTCATATTCCTATTAACGAAAGCCTCTGCATACTCCATATTACGGTCACAGATTTCCCCAAAGGGCTCTTGTTTTCCAAACTCGTTGGTGTAAGGCTTCAACTCGATCTTCGTAATCTCACGGCGAAAGAAGTAGTTACGCATATTCTTTACTGAAGAGCCACCACGTTTGATTAGCTTTGTTGCGTTTTTTGCACTAGGCTCAAGGCCAAGGTCAAGACACTGCTGTTTAGCTTCGTTCCATACTTTTGCTACTGTTGATGTCATGTCGGGTCTCCTTAATTAACGACAATTAGGTTTGGTTTATCATAAAGAAAGTCTTCTATCTCTGGACCTACAAGGTCAAAGACCTTCTTTAGGTTCAAGAACCACTTGGAGTAGTCTCTGGCGATACTTAGTCCAATGTCATCTACATCGCTCCCTTCTAGTATCTTATCTAGCAGAACTTGCGCTGCCTGTTGATTAGTCCCTTCGTATTGTTGTCCAAACATCTGGGCGATACCCTTGATAGCACCCATAGCTTCATCTACGCTGTAGGAGGGTACGATAGGCATACTAGCCTTACGTTCCTTTACTTCATCAACGACATCAAAGATGCTTATGTCTTTGTCGTCGTAGGATTGCTTGATGTCCTTGAACTCTGGGGAATCTTGTATCTCCTTATGTACCTCCTTAGCTTCCTTGATCTCCGCAACAGTCACAGGCTTACCAGACGACACGATCTCTTCTCGTAATTCATCTGGGGCTGATAATAGCTCCATCGTGATGTGCTGACTAAAG